GCTTTCATCCAATACGCTGTATATTGCATCTCTGATTTATTACCATAGTTCTTCTTACACCATATAATATAATCTGCATGCTTGGTAGGTGGGGTAGTTTCATACCTCATTTTGTAACATTGCGCTATTCGTGCATCTGTCTCTGCTTTTGTTAGTTTATGTCCTGCCATTTATTTATATTTTTTTAAGATATTATTGTTGATTTTGTGCCCTTTCTCTGATTATTTGCTCAAATTGTTCCCATAATGAGTTGCTTATCTTCTGAAAAGTTTGGTGTTCGCATTTGCAGCTTGGAACTTCTATCGGTTTGTTCCTAAGTATGGATTGAAATTTAGCGTGTTTATGTAGCCGCTCAGGCGACAAATATGAATGATTTCGCTCCGGCTCCCATACATCTATTATCCATTGCGCTTGTTGTTGTGTTATGTGATTTTCCATTTTAATCCTTTATTATCCCATATGCTTTTAAGAAGTATTCATCCGCAGTATATGCATGCATTTCTTGTTCATCCTGATATATTACCTCATCTGAACAATCAATTACTGCTGCATGCATCATCTCAATAATAAGTTGTGCTAGTTTAGGTGTTAGCTTCTTTTGTGGGGTATTCTCAATGAGCCTTCTAATTTCTCTTTCCAGCTCTATACCATACTCTTCGGGTGTCATTTCCATATACATTATTTTCTCCTAATTTAATAAGTTATGTAATTCATGCAAGCTATTCATTTCATCTTCTACTAATTGGTCGCACCTATGCAATGCCTGATGTTCTAACTCAGTTCTCCACTTATCATCATCCAGCATCCTATCCATCAATGCGAATAACTCCTTTTTGGTTTTGAAAAATAACCCATTGGGCCATATCTCTCTGTAATACGGAGTATCTTGGAATATTGGAACTGTCCCCACCATCATACTATCCGTAGCAGCAATTGACCATCCATGATGAGTTTGTTTAGGTGTGATTTGTATCTTACATATAGCCAATAGTTTTAAGTATTCTTTTTTAGGAACTTTTGGCGTATTTGACACCCAAGTTGTATTCTCTGCTTCTTCTCTAATATCACCTTGTAATGGCTTACCAGTTATCCATACTTTCCAGTCCTGTCTATGCTCTCTATATTCATGCATCCATTCCATAAATTGCGGAAATCCCTTATATCCTGCAGTCCTGTGATTGAATACTATAATGTTTTCTTTGTTTATTTCCGGCTCTAGTTCTCTTTCTTTTACACCTAATCGCCATACTTTCAGAATACTTTTTAACTTTTCTAGCTTCTCTACCGATAACCATTCTGATGCGTATTTAAGAACTACATCTAATTGAGCCTGTGTATTTACGAAGCAAGTATCCATTTGCAGAACTCCTGCTAACTCGTTGATGAACCACATATCTTTTGGTTTGCCTGGTCTATTATCAGGTCCATTCGCACCATTCATTTCCCACCAGTGGCAGTATCCAATGATTTTTGTATGCATGGTTTTTTTATATCTACCAACTTGGGGCCAGTCTGGTAAGTGTGAGTAGATAATATCATAATCAATATCCCTTAGCTTTTTAATGAGCTCTGGTGATGGGAACGCTCGTTGGTTCATCATATCACCACATATATCAATAGGGTGTTGAGTTACATTATTATATTCAGCCAATCGCTTACTGATATTATTGGTGGGCATCAATATATGAAAATAATACTTACCAATTGTGCTTAGGCCTTTTATGTGGTTGTATATTACATCAACAAATGAGTCCTTATCTATATTCGCATAGTTAGTTATATTAGGTATTACTAGCACCTTTCTCGCATCTGAATTATCATCCCAAAAATTATTCATATTTCTCCTTTATATATAAATAGTGTAAAATTTATAAAAAACCTCAAAAATAGTGGTAAATTGTGGATTTATTTCGCATATTGCATAAATTTACTATTTTGACATGATTTATGGTAACTTCTTCCAATACCAGCGCTTTCATATTACTTAGCCCATCGAATAAGATTTCAACACTAAAACCATGTTTTGCATGGGCATACCAGCATTTGTTTCTACCATACTTTACATATGCTCTATTACCACTACCTTTACCTATATAGAATAATTCACCGGCTGAGTTAAAGTGCGCATAAATGTAATACTTGAAAAATACTTCGGGCATCATACTCCTAACAATGACCGTAACTTGTTAAAGCATGTATTATCGTGGTTCTATCGAACCACCCTCTGATGAAATCATGCTGATATTCATCATCGGTTTCAGGTATAAATATGTTTTACTGAATGGTAGGGGGTTCGTTTTTCACGAACACCCTGCCCCGCGTTCATCGTTTACGATGTGGAGCGGCTTATGTTATATACTTACTTATTATTAAGTTATCAACACTCACTTATTGACACAGCTGCGCCTATGCTATTGCGCGGAAAAACAAAAAAAAATTATTTCTTGTTAAATCCTGGCAATCTCAACACCATTATTTACTGTCAATATCGGCTTATTCATGTGCAGCATACGGAAAATTAACCCGGTGGAATATTGCATACCACTATTTACACATCTTACCAATACCTCAGGCTCCACCATGCTATTTGGCTGTATATTCTGTCCAAGCACTTGGCACCCCCATCCTAAAAGGGCATTACAGCTATTAACTGCAGTTGCCCCTAAACCGTCTAAATTAGACATCCTTACTTCGGGCTTCTTCGCGGGGTTTCCGCCGACAATCTCTTGCATTAACATGCCCCCATAGAGTAAGTTGGTGATGGCTGATATTTTGTTTTTGTAATTCATTCTCTTATAAATAGTCTGTAATTTTGTAAAACATCATTTTTCAGTAAGTATTTTTTAATTTAGTGTGACAAGAGATGTCATCTATACAATGAGCTCTTTCCACTTATAAGCATGGCATATGTGATTTATAACACAAATATAGTAATTAAGCATATCTTCACAGCGCAGTGGCATTAAAAAAGGGGAAGGTTTTCACCCTCCCCCATTATGTTTCCGATTAGGGTATTAACCTTTGAAAGCTAGTTTTCCGTTTTCGTGGTACTCTACCCAAACACCATCCCTATCCCCATTGAGGTAAGAACCTTTTTTCCATAATTGTCCATTATCGTGGTAAATTTCACAAACACCATTCAACTCTCCGTTGAGTATGGAGCCTTTGGAAGACATTTTTCCGTTATCGTAGAAGTGCTCCCAATCTCCATTTTTTTCCCCATTGAGGTAGGAAATTTTGTTTTTTAGTTTTCCGTTATGCTGATAATATTCCCAAACACCATTCTTCTCCCCATTGAGGAAATTACCTTTGGAAGCTCGTTTTCCGTTATCGTAATATCCTAACCACTCACCTTCCTGTATTCCATTGATGTAAGTGGATTTACCCAATAATTTTCCATTTTCATGGTATTGTGCCCACTCACCAACCTGCTTCCCATTGAGTATTGTACCTTTCATTTTTAGTTTTCCGTTTGTATGATAATGTTCCCAAACGCCATTAGGTTGAGTTTCGAAGTAATCAACTTCTTCTTTAGTAGTTTTTTTCATAATTTTTTCTCCTTTTTATTTTTAATGTTTATGTAAATATACAAAACTTTTTTTAATTATCCAAATTGTTTTTATTATTTTTATTTTTACCTCCTCCATATATAAATAGTGTAAAATTTATCAAAACACTAAAACGCCCCAATATTATTTACTTATTCGATATACTAATTAAATATATCCTCACAGCGTATTTTTGTTCTCCATCCACCCCTATCATGCTTATTACGCTTGTGTTTTTTATTCCGATTAACCTTACCCATAACATACTGAACTATTTTGTGGGCATACCACCATTGACCATGCCGTACATTCTTATAATAGGGCCCGTATGCATATACCACTCCTGCTGGAGTATAGGTAGTCCATATACCTTCTTTCATATCGTTTTTGTATATGCCCCTATATCTCCAGCCTTCTTCTGATATAAACTCCCAATCACCCTCTTTCTTGTTGTTTACGCGTTTGTTCATAACTCACTTTTAATCAATATACAAATTATTTTTCATTTCACCAAATTTTACATGCGAATTATTACTTTACTTGGGTTGAATGGTGGTGTTGGTTTGTTTAGATATTTAGACACACTCAACCCATTGCAGAACTCAACCCACATATCTATGTGCTCTTTTTTATACAGGTCTTTTCTGAAAAAAGTATAACCAGCATACTTAAAGTTTATGAAATCTTGATAATCAACTTCTTTAAACAGACCAGTTGTTTTATAGCACCAATAATCATCAGGGTTAAATAATGGTAAAAAATCCGTAAGTTTTTTATTGTATTGTCTATGGTAGAATAAAATGAAATAATCACCACCTACGACCCTCTTATTTCGTATTGGCTTATCAGTCATTTCTTCCTTATTATTATTTTTTCTGGTGGAAATGGTGGTAATTTATCTAAATACTGAATGGTTAACCCATTGCAGAACTCAACCCATATATCTATATACTCTTTTTTATACAGGTCTTTTCTGAAAAAACTATAACCAGCATACTTAAACTCTAAAAAAGCTTCATAATCAACTTCTCTAAACTTACCAGTTGTTTTATAGCACCAATAATCATCAGGGTTAAATAAGGGTAAATAGTAGCTAAGTTTTTTATTTGAGTTTCTTGCATACATCAACCCAAAATAATCACCACCTACGAACCTCTTATTTACTATTGGTTTATCACTCACCACCATATATTTTTAGTTAGTGGTTCGTTTACTTCTTCCCATTCATACCTATCGCCTTCTCTGCGTGGTCTTAAAGCCATTAGGGTAATACTCACCTTACACTTTCCAAAATTATACATTCTCCATAGTTGTATTTCTTCAGCCCATATATTTTTATAGTCTAAATTCAAAATTGAGTTTTGTGATAAGATGCAAAATACCCAATCACACTCTTTAAGTGCTTTATACACAAAATACAAACCCCTTTGGAACGGTGGATTTATTATTGCTACACGGCCTGGCTTATATCCCAATTTCAACTTTTTATAGTCGGCTTTTATTATATCCGGTCTATTAGGTTCGGGTTCTATATCATATGCAATATAGGGTTTGTCGAACCTATCACATATTGCTCCTCCACCTGCTGAGTTTTCTAAATACTCCACAACCTCTACATCACAATACTTTTCTTTCATTATGAATAGCTCATCAACCAATTCTGTTGGTGTGTAGAACTTTTCTAATCTATCATCGCCTAAATAGTTAGCCATTTTATTTTATCTTTTGCATATATGTATTCACCAAATGCTTCACATATCGAGGCACCCACCATATAAGGGTTATCCAAAAAGTGATGATAAACACTACGATTTCTTTTTCAGACATTATTTTCTCCTAATTTAGTTAAACATGCACAACGTATTTTAGCATAAACTTTTTCATATTCAGAACTCATTGTATTTTTCGGTAAATTATACTTTTTAATGATTTGTCGCATTGACATCCCCTCAAAGAAGCGCATTTGTATGAGCCGGTTTTCATACCAATTTAGGTTTTTCATCTCCTCCTCAATACATGCTATCATGTCGAACTCCGGCTCACCCATACCACCCTCATGTTTTGATGCCTGTAAATGACCATTCCTTCGGTAATATTCCCTAAACTTGCGGAAAAACGGCGATGAACCTGATTTAATTTGAAATGCAGCAGTTCTAACAATGAAGTTTTTTATCTTATTGTCCCTCAGCATCTGCTCCTGCTGCGCAATCGGCTTATTTAAGAAGTATTCTATCACGAGCTGCAGCAAATCATCGCTATAGCCGGACATTTGACCGGTTGCTATCTTTGTCTTAAACTCACTTCGCAAGTGGTCATAGTTCTTATTCAGCCATGCATGTATTTCGGTCATATATTCTCCTCATATATAAATAGTTTAATTCTGCTAAAAACGATAAAAAAACCTTAAAATATACAAAAAAAATAGCAAATTTCCTATCGTTTCCAAAAAAACCCCATATTTATTATAAAAGAAGTTATGTTAACTGTTAAACCAAATATAGGAGAGATGAATGCAACTATTAAAAACCTGTGGAAAGTGCCGCCAAACCAAAAGCACTACCGAATATTCAAAGTGTCAAAAGAGCCCTGACAAGCTGCAATATCAATGCAAAGAGTGCAATAAAATCACATCAGCTAAATTCAGAGAGTTAAGACCAGAGTATGCTGGGGAATGGGATAAAGCCAACCCTGGCGCAAAGTTAAAAATTACCATGCGGTGGATTGACAACAATTACAATCGGTGGTACGAAGCAATTAAAAGAGTAAACGCATCGTGGGGTGCCGGAGTATATTGTATAGTAAATAAACTAAACGGTGATGCGTATGTGGGTGCTAGTAAAAGCTTACGATTTCGTAGGTATCAGCACTTTTCAAAAAGCGGTGGACATACCAATAAAAACCTACATGCAGCTATAAAGCAGTATGGTAAATCCCAATTCGATTTTTATATATTAGAGCAGATAACGGACCTGAACATACTAAGGGAACGGGAAAAAGCGTGGATAAGGCATTTAGACCCAGCTTACAATATCGTTAAATATGTCTAAACCGGCTTATGCTTATCTACATTCCGCATTATAATTTGGAGTAGTTCGTTTTTGATATATCCAGCTCTTGCAGCGTTTTTAAGAGCAGATATTAGCTGAAACACTACAAAGGGTAAGATGAATGTCTCGCTCAACCAGCCAACAGAAAAACCACGTTCTACGATAAGTATAGTAGCTAGTATGCATACCCAAACGGCAGTATTCTTTAATAAGGATATTGCCTTTTTGGTTTTGAACCCTTCTATTTTGGTGCCGGCTATTATACCCAATACACCATCTAAAAACATGACAGAAATAACAGCAAGGAACTGCTCTGCATTTTGCATAACCAATATTTGTAAATAGGAGCATATAAATGCTATCAAAGCTGTAATTCCAGTTGTTGTTATTTCGGTTTTCATAATGTTAATAATCCATTTATAGCTTCATTTATTATATTTTCATCTTCTGTTTCAAGTTTATCTTTTAATATGCTATACAGTTCGTGATAAGTTGGTTCACTTTTTATATATGGCTCATCATTTGCTTTTATGAACATTTTGAGTAAACTTACTAATTGACCTATTTGGTTATCTTGTATCATATTATTTTATTTTTATAGTGCATACCATGAAGAGCCATCCCACATAAATGGACGAGGTGGTGCGGAAGCAGACACCATAAAGCTTCCTGTGGGGATATTTGTTGTTGGGAGAGGGTGGTGTGGCGTAATAGCAAGTATAGGGGCTAGTCCCAATGATGCACTAATATGGACTGATGCTGAAGGAGTAGTAATACCCACACCAATACTACCAGTTATATTAACTACACTTCGTTGTGTTCCGCCAAATTCCCAAGTTTGTAATAGTTTACTTCCTGTTCCTGCTGTTGTAGCGTGGGTAGCATTTAATCTTAAAACTGTGTATCCTGAACCTGATGTTGGGTTTTGATTAGCATTAAATTCAATCTTCATCGGGTTTTGTATAGCGGTTGTTGATGTTCCACCTAATGTAACATTAAACATATCAGTAGCAATAGTGCCTGTTCTATTAACTGAGGATACACTACCAAACTGCCAAGTAGTATTATTGCCATTAATTCTTACAGAACCACCATTTGCTGTTCCTGTACCTTGAATATCTATATCAAAGCCTGTGTTTGGTGCTGTTCCTGTTCCTGCAAAAAATACTGCAGTGTTATTTGTTAAATTTAATACATTTGATGAACCGCTTGTAACTCTAAAAAGTTGAGTATCACTTGATGCGGAGACATGTAATCTTGCCGATGGGTTTGTTGTGCCTAATCCTAAACTACCACTACCAGTTAATCTTAATTTTTCAGTACAGGTATTACTAGCACCAGCAGCTATAGGACCAAAAGTAGAAATAGTTATAGGGTATCCTTGTCCGCTAGTTAAACCTAAATCAGTTATTCTACTATTTCCACTACCCCAATCAATATATCGTGCGGCATCTAATGCTATATTACCACTTCCTACACTAAATAATTCTCTTGGGGTTGTTGTTCCTACACCAACTCTACCACTTGAACTTATATTTAAGTGTTGAGCAGCAGTGCCACCTGCACCTAATGAAAATAAAGACTGACTTAATCCTGTAGTTATTCGGGCGGTTCCTCCATTAACTGGAGCTCTTAATTGTATTGTATAATTAGTATCATCTATCGGTAAAAAGTTCCATGTAGCATTTTCACCAGCACTAGTATCTAAAACCCAGTCTACAGTTGGAGTATTTGTTCTATGAAATAAATTGTGTTGCCTTCCCGCAGATAAACTTGAAGAAGCAAAAAGTATGCCTACTCTATTATTAGTATCTACTGATGTTAATAATAACGGAACATTTGTATTTGATGAGCCAGAAGCATCTACATGAAGTCTGCGTAGGGGGTTTGTTGTGCTTATGCCAACATTACCTGAACCATTTATTATAAATCTTGGGGATGCTTGATTAGCTATATAAACTTGAAATTGTTTAAATGCGTCTGTAGTTCCGCCCTGTAATCTAAACGATGTAGCCCCAAAAAAATCAGGAGCTGCCCCAGTATTAGTGTAATATTGTTGAGTAGCATTAACACCATCTGCATTTGCATTATTAATATCAACTCTCTGAAAAACGCCCGATGATTGCGATAGATGTAATCTTACTATTGGATTTGTAGTTCCTATACCTATGTTACCACTACCAGGTACGAATAAAGCGGAAGGTGCTGATGGTGAACCCACTCGCAACAAAGTATCAGCATTAGCACCACTTATGTGAAGTTCTGCGGTTGGTGAGGTTGTACCAATACCTACATTACCATCGTTACCAATATGAACCCTTACTGAACCACTTGTTTCTAATTGTAGGTTTTGGTTATCGTTAGTGCCTAAAAGTGCCGTAGCCCCAAATGAGTTGCCACCTTGTAAAAAAGCCCCACTTAGGAAAGATGCGGTTTGAGCATTAACCGCATTTGAAGCACTTTGGGCCCAACTTGCGGTTACTGATATATTGGATATACTTGTCCCATCACCCTTTGCCAAAGCATTGGATGCGGTTATTTGTACCAGGTCTTGGTAACTATTTTTTATGAATTGTGGTCCTAAGTTCGCCATATATCAATTAACACTCTCTACAACCAGGATAAAATATATCACTTCCATAGGGCATATATGGATAACGCGAGTCAGCCATTCTCATACCAGCTCTTTGAGCTTGTCTTTGCCATTGATTAAACCTTGATGTAACGAATGGAGAACGATAACCTGTTTGATAGTCAGGATATTGCTTCCAAAATTCACCATTATTATTTAACTCTGGAAAGTCATTTTGGTTTTGTATTAAGTATTGTGTAAGTTTATTTCCGTAAAATTGCGATTTATTGTCAGCTAATTGCCTCTTTTTCTCAAATAATCGCTGGTCTACATTGATGCTATTTTCACCACCTGTTGGGGTTAGCAAACCATTGTTGCGTGGACGTAGATATATGTATTCTAATGATTCCCAGTATGCTGCCCATATTAAATATGGTACTATAAATGAATCTACAAGGGTTAAATATACGCCTGATAAAGTATTATTATCTATATCGTTTATTACCCTTTGATATAATGCAGTGCTTATCAGCCGCTGTAAATACACATCTTGCGCAGTTGATATAGCTGTTGTTAGTAGTTTTGCATCTACATTGTTATTCAGGTCTGTAAATGACCGCAATTTGGTTTCTGATATAATAAGTGTTTCAGTCGGTGGGTAGCTCATACTTTTTCCGTTTATATAATTTTTTAGATGGTGTTATTTTCTCTGTCATTTTAATGCCGATATGTCGGTTCGCTTCACCAGCACTCCAACCACCATTAAAGTTTAATTTCTTCTTCATTCGTTACCCCCAAAAAAGCATCAATTTGCTCTTTCGACAATCCGAACCCAGCAGCTAGCATTGTTTTAGCTTGTTCAAGTGTAATCTTATCTTGCCCATAATGCCTCACTATCCTCATCAGGTTTTGATATTGACGTCCGCTAAGGGTTCGCATTACCTCATTGGATGAAAGCTCAACAGCGTCGCTCGTTTGCTCTATTTCGGACTCTAATTGAGCATCTTCGCCAACCTCTGCTTCAATACCTGTTACCACATCTTGCTCTACTGAACCATCGTTGAAAAGATTGAGTTGCTGAACACCCACTTGGAATTGACCAGCTGTTGGGTATTGGTAGTGTAGCATATCCTCAACACATTGTACAAGCGTTTGTTGCATTGGTCTTAGCACCGTATTGGTAAATAGCAGGTATGCGTCTATTACTTCTGCCCGACCACCTAATTGCCCTTCGGTTTTAATACCCAATATCATGGGGGATGTTATACGATGCGCTGTTAATATCTTTTGCTGAACCATATCGTTTAACTGCATATAGTATTCATCAGTTCCATTTGATTGTATTGGCTCTATTTTGGGTGCATTTTCAGGTGAGTCCACATCCATATAAATTAAACTACCTGCGTTATTTGTCCCAGCATATTGGTTTCTTAGCATTGACTCGATTTCCATGCGCTGGTCTGGGTCAGCATTTAAGAAGGTTGTTATGGCCAATGATGGCGTTAAACCATTCCTTAAATTGTTAGCATGAAAATTATCCGTTTCAATGTCTACCTCAATCACCCTCAGAGCACCTGCATAGTCTGGGAGTGGGTAGTATTTTTGACCAGGCTTATATGGGTTGTAAACATATAATTGCTTGGGTTCTTCAAATGCCCTTTTGGGGTTAAAAGTTGGGAGGAAGGTTAATTCAACATTTACGCCGGCGCTCTGATATTGATTGTAAATCCCTCCTCCAATGCCATATTTGTATTTTTCAGCCCATTCATCGCTGATATAATAACCTGGTATTTTGCCACTTGCGGTCTTTTCTTTTGCTCTTATCCATGAGTAGTCTACATGATATACTTCACTTACTCTACTTCTGTCTTTTGACCATATCACCTCAAGCGCATATCCACCATATAATTTGTAATCTAATGCTATTTTCTTATATATGTCATTCCATGTTTCTTCTAAATTAGCATGGTCTAACATATGGGTATGCCCCTCATCACATACCAAGCCTTCACCTATTACACCCTCAACTACCGCATTCACGCAGGTATTATGTATGCTGGAGTTGTTGTATAGGTATATTAAAAACTCAGGAAAATCATTATACATCCCATATTTGTAAAACTCACCTGCATTTTGCTCTACCGGGAATATCCTATCATCAGCGTTTTGGCTGTAATTTATCTTACTAAACTTGTAATTTTGTTTTGCTTTTTCCATCTTATATAAATATCTTTAATCGTTTTTTGTTACATAATATCCACGCTCATTTGGGGATATATAGCGCGTAAATGAACCACTTTCATTGGCAGAATAATAGTATGTGAATGAGCCGCTTTCGTTTGCTGATGTATATCTTGTAAAATTACCACCCTCATTTGCACTTACATAGCGCGTAAATGAGCCTGTTTGATTGGCATCTACATAAGTAATAAATTGCGGGTCATTACTACCACTTACGAATATTCTTAGTGTATCAATAGGTGTATTTACAAATCCAGCCGAGTCCCAATTATAGTTTGCATCGTTCCAAGCTATACCACTACCATCCCATGTCAATAAATCAGCATCTGCATAATATGTATCAACTAAATACCACCCACTTGCAGCAGGTATATATGAGGCTGATATTTGCGTTATTAAATAAGGGGTATTTTGCGTTGATATTACCTCCCCAATTAGTTCAATAGCGTTTTGGTTATACTCTGATGACCCGCTAAAATAAATAGCTGTTGGCAAGACCGTTGGTGGCGCATCTGGCAACCAAGCTATTGTATTTATTTGCTGTGACTTATTTAAGAGCATATATTATATTCGTTTTATCTGAACGATATTTCATACATTATGGGTTATAATTTGGGTTATTGAGTGATATATCATACAGTTATATATTGCAAAAAAAAGGGGAGAGCTCACCACCCTCCCCCGATATAAACAATGAAAATAAAAAGTTTACGCTGGTCCGAATGCTGACCCGGTTTGTATGGTCAAGCCATTCAGCAATGCTGGTAACCCAGCATATGTGGATGCGGACAGGAACAACGCTGGTTCAGGTTCACGCGACACAAAGGTTAATGCGTATCCGTTTCTATCATTAAAGCCGGTGCCTGAGCCTCCAGCTGATGTAGTTAAGGTTACTCCATTATCTCTGCCCACATAAATGAACCTTGAGGTTGCATCTGTGTTGTTAGTCTCAACAATCATTTTGATATTTGGGTTGCCTGAGAGTAAACGAATTTGGTTACGGGTTGAAACTTGCATTTTGAAGAATACTGCGTTAGTAGTAGTTTCATATACAATAGTTCCATTTTCCGGTGTTACCGTCATCGTTTCAGCAAAATCGCTGGTTTCTCTGAACAACTCAAACTTAAAAAACGAACCGCTACCCGACAATTGGGTTATCAAGCCTTCAGTCGGTGCAACAACGGCTGTTACTGAACCGCTAAGGATGAAGATATTTTTGATTGACCCGATATTATCGCGGCAACCTAATGTATATCCTGATGTAATCTGACAAGGTGCTGGCATGTGTTTTTCCTATTTAATTGTTAAGCTAAGTCGTTACTTACCCAGAACTCTGGATATGCTATGTTTACACCCATTTTAGTTGCTATCCTATGTCGCAAGGTATCCGTATTGATATCATACCACAATTGGAACTCACTAAAGTCTGAAAGTAAATCTGTTCCTACAACGATTTGTTTTGAAGGACCGAATACAACCCTATTTGAACCTTGCAATCCAGTTGTTCCTACTACCTTAACATTTGGTGAGAATGGGTATGCCATTTCATACAAGTTAGGACGGTTGGTTACTGCACCTGGATCGAAGTAGAAGTTGTTAGCGCTTCTTAATGCTGTGATATAGCTACGGAAGTTTGATACACTCATAAAGAATGTCAAATCTTCACGATTTGCTATATCAGCCGAAGAAGAGGCAATCATCGCATCCATCGTATTCAAAATGTTAGCTGGTGCTACTGATGTTACAGTCGAAGCAACTACCCCAGATGTTGAACCTGTGATAATTCTATTCAAACCTGATACATTACAAGTTCCACCGTAAGTAGAGGATGAACCACTAACTTGCTGCCATAAGAATAAATCGTTTGCTTTTTGGAATTGGGATACTAACAATTGCGAATATGCATCTGCTAATGCCCATGTTTCGTTGTATGAACCCTTACCCAGTGATGAAATACCCAAATATTTTTTATCTAAGTCTTTCAAGCAAAGGGCATCAAATGATGTGCGAGGACATACTTCAATGTTTCTTTGTGAAAAGGTAGCTGAACCTGCAGCAGATGACACGCAAGTGGAGTTATTCATTGTAATAGAGACATCAAATAAATTGATTGGCTCTTGGAACTTAACGCCCTCTTGAACGGTCACATACTCTACGGTAGAACCACCATATACCATTTTTAATACAAGCTCACCTGCGAGCTGGTTATTAAAATCTGCTAATGCTGTTGTTACTAAGGCCATGTGTTTTTCTCTGTTTTAATTGGTTGATTTTCTATTTTTGATTAACTCTCTCATCATTGCGTATCTTTTAACATCTACAATGTCATCTTCACGCTTTTCAAGTGAGAATGCTTTTTTAGCCGGAATGGTTTTTTCAGCGGCTGGTTCGGCGGACATCTTTTCCATTTTGGTTTTCAATTCTGCCATTTCTTTCTTAACGAACTCCATTTCGCTTTTGATTACCTCTGCGATAGCCTCTGCAATTTGTGGGAATGTAATAGTATCTTTTACTTCTTCACCCTCTGCTGCAAGTTTAACTACCTCTTCAGTAACCGGATTTGCATTTGGATTTGCTGATGTTTCAGTAGTAGTATTAGTTTCTTCAATAGCTGGGGGAGTTACTTGCTCTACCAATTCGGTTTCCTTTTCTAACTCTACAACGACACCACCCTCAGTTTTGATTTTGATGCCACCTTCGAGCACATGATAACCATCTGGTGCTGCTAACTCTTGTCCTTCTGCTGTTCTAACCGTTACTGCCTTACCTAATTCTAATGCTTCACCTTCAAATACGAGTGTAAAAGCACCATTAATGTCTTTCAGTTCACCAAACGCCATTTTTTCCTGCAAATTGAAGTAACTTTTTACGAGCTCTTTTAATTTGTTTG